ATCAGGTGGTGTTTGTTTAGGTGTTGAGAATGACTTTGCAGAGTCTGCTGTGTTATCTACGTTTGCTAAACCAACCATAGTCTTTGTAATTCCAGTAGCTGAACCAGTTACCGCAAGTGTTGGGACAGTTACAGTACCAGTAAATGTTGGTGAAGCAATAGGTGCCTTTGTGTCAACTACTGTTTCTAAAGAACCTAAATCTGTATTTAATGAAGCGATGTCTGTATCTGCTGCTGTTTTGTTAGCAGTAATAATTCCAGACAAGCTATTATAATTATTAGTAATGCTAGTTGAAAGAGTATTAACCTGTGTGGTCAAATTAGTATTAGTTGTACTGATTTGTCCCTGAATATCTGATGTCAGTCCGCTTAAGTATCCAATTTCTGTTGCTGAAACTGTACCTATTGTTGTTGTTGCTGGCAAAGAAACTGTACCAGTAAATGTTGGTGAATTTACATATGCTCTTGCTGTAAGAGCGGACTGTAGTCCAGAAATTTTAGTTAATGCTATTTCTGCATTATTAGCAATCTGTGTATCTGTAATTGTCTGATCTTCAATAACAGCGGCTGTAATAGTATGCGCTGGAAGAGTTACAACTCCAGTAAATGTAGGGTTGCTAAGTGTTGGGCTAGATTTTGGAGCATATGTTGAAGCTGCCGCATCTGTGGAAAGCTTTGAGTCAATTTGAGTTTGGATAGAAGATGTAACACCGCTTAAACGCTGAATTTCTGCATTTGTAACATCACCAATCATTGCAGCATCTGCAAATAGTGGTCCTACTTCAAGTCCATCTTTTGTATATGTTGTAAAATCTACTGTGGTGCCTGGTTCGGCTGTTACTCCAGAAAATAATCTCCAAACATCATCTGAGGCGTCACGTACAAGTCCTGAGTGCTGATAAGTTCCATCATTAAATGCTGCAACTAGACCTAAGTCTAATGTATTTGACTGATTGTCTTCTCCAATATAAAGCATTGGGTCTTCAACAGTATAATTAGTTGAATTTACAGATGTTGTTGTTCCATTGACAGTTAAATTGCCTGAAATTGTTAATGTACCTAAATCTGCTGTTGTTGCTGAAAGTGCGTCAGTTGAAACTTCGTCTGCCTGTACCAGTGGGGTAATTAATTTTGTTGTTGCGTCAACTATTGGAGACAAGCTTAAAGTAATTCCATTATCTCCAGAGTTATTTGAAACAACTACTGAACCTTGTCCAGTTATTTCTGTTGATACAGATAGAGTTCCATCTGTTGCATCATAGTCTGTGCTTAATCCTCTTACTGGAACAATCGTATTATTCATTACATTTTTAATTGTATCTGATATATCAAGTTGAGATGCTGGAACTTTTGCATTAGCATTAAGAGAAGCAACTCCATTTGCAACACCTAGGTCTGCTGCAAATAAATATGCTGCGTCTGATGTGTTTTGAATACTTGTTCTTTGTGCGGCTACATAATCTTTTGTAGCTAAAACTGCTGTATCTGCTGCAATCGTTAGAGTATTTGTTGTATCATTATATGATTTTGTGATACCCTCGCCAGCAGTTACTGCGTCGTTTACTGCATCTTGTGCTGCTTCTACAAAATAAGCGTCTGATACAGAAATAGTTATTGTATTAGCACCATCATTATAAGACTTTGTAAGTCCAGGGCCCATTACTAAAGCATTGTTAATGGCATCTTGGGAAATTTCACCAATTGCTACATCTGAATTATTTGCATATGCAAGAGCAGTCCAAGTAGAAGATCCGTTACCGAATTTGAATAGGTTTGTGTCTGACTCAACACCCATTTCTCCTGCTGCCAAAATTGGATTTACTGAGGTCCACTGTGAAGCTGTGCCTCTTCTTACTTGAATTCTTACTGTTGACATATTTGCCACCCCTTATTTAGACTTATTTGGTAATTATAGCATCACAATAATTCCAAAACAATTAGTTAATTGTTCCAGAATCAAAGGTCATGCTGTAGGTTTCTGTAGAGTAATCTCCACCATCTGCAAATTTTGTAGCCGATGTATTTACTCCATTTGCAAAAACTGTATATACTGGCTGGCCGTCATAATCTATTGCCAATCCAATATCCATAAATGTTAGTGCTGTTGTATCTTCTGCCGCATCTGTTAGAAGAGCGATTTCCTTCCAATCTCCATTAATCTGGATTTTCAATCTTCCAGTTGAAGAATCAAAGGCTAGGGGGGTTGAATTTAAGACTAAGTTATCTACATTTACTGCTGCATCAAATGTTGCAGGTCCTGCTACATTAAGGCCATTTTTAACCTTGAAGTTTTTATTTACTATTGCCATTTAAGTTCACGTATCCCCTAATTGTTTTGGTGGGGTTTTGTTGGGACCCCATACCCAATTATTTAATTATTTAATTAATGTTGCATATACAAGAACATCTGTTGATGCATATGTTGTTGTTACTGATATTGAAACCTGATTTCCAGCAACTACTGCTGTTATAGTTCCAAGATCTCCGTTTGTTGCAATTGAGCCAAACTCTGTTATTGCAACATTGTCATTTGTATCTAGTGTAAGAAGCACTTCAGAAACTTGAGTGTTTACACCATTTTTAAATTTAACCACAGCTTTTGCTGTTCTTGCTGCAGAAACTGACCATGTCATTGCATTTACTGTTCCAGCAGATGCAACTGATACCTCTGTGGCATGAATTTTTGCAACCTCATTTACATTTACTTCTGTAAATGCTGTAGCGCCTTCTGTTATATCGGTAGCTACCGTATTTGTATAATCTGCCGCATCTGAAATTGCTTCTGATTTAGCGAGTGCAATTGCTGAATCTCTATCTGATACTTCATTAGATATTGCTGTAGAAATTGCTGAATTTCTATTTGAAACTTCTGTAGATATTGCTGTAGAAATTGCTGAATTTCTATTTGAAACTTCTGTAGATATTGCTGTAGAAATATCTGATGTTACTGTGCTATATAAAGCTGAATCTGCTGATGTTGCAAAAGACTCAGCATTAGACTGTGCTGTAGAAGCATAACCTTGAGCTGCTGTATCTAGATCTGATATCTCAGAGTTAACATAAGATGTATCTGCTTTTGTTGCAACTAAATTAGCAACATCTGTTGCATAATTTGGGTTATCAGCAATAGCTGCCGCTATTTCATTAAGTGTGTCAAGAAGGGCTGGAGCTGAGTCTACAAGATCTGCCACTTTTCCATCTGTATATGAATTAGCAGATGAGATTGCTTCTGACTTAGCTGTGGCAATTGCAGAGTTACGATTTGTTACTTCTGTTGAAATTGCTGAGCTGATAGCTGAATTTCTGTCTTGAACCTCTGAGTTAATAGCATTTGTAATTGCTGTATATCTATCTTGAGCTTCTTGTGAAACTAATCCTTCTGCATATGTCTTTGCTGCATTTGCTTTTGTAGTTGCATCTGTAGCTGCATCTGCTACTGCATTATCATATGCTGTATCTGCTTTGTTTGTTGCGTCAGAAGCTGCTGCTGAAATTGCCTCTGATTTAGCTGTAGCAATCGCTGAGTTACGGTTTGTAACTTCTGTTGTAATTGCTGAATCTGTGTATGTTGCTGCATTTGCCTGTGCGCTTGATGCTGCACCTGCGGCATCGTAAGCAGCTGCTGTAGCCGCTAATGCACGAGCATTTGTAAAGTATAGGTTTGCTCCTATGCCTGTTCCTTCTGCAAGAGCATTTGTATCATGATTTGAAAGGCTTGATACGGTACCTGTTACATCACCTGTTAGGTTACCGCTAAATGTTGCTGTTATTGTTCCAGCTGAAAAATTACCTGATCCATCACGCTTTACAACAGTATTAGGAGTATTGGCACTATCTGCTGATCCGCCAACTGTGTTGATGATAAAGGCCGTTGATGCCTCTGTTAATACATTATAACCATTTACTGTTGCGATTGAACCGTCAACAATAAGGCCATTCTTTACTCTAAAGTTTTTATTTACAATTGCCATAATTTATGACTCCTCTTACTGCTTTATTTTAATGCCGTTCTAAAATATCTTACAGTTACTTCTCCTGATACTGGGGTGACTGTTAGATTAATTATACCAGCAACAGCTTCAAAGGCTGTTGTAGCTATTGGTAGATCTGCGTTTGTTACTATGTTTGATTCTGATACGTAAATATCGCTTCCACCTTGTAGGGCGGTAATATTAGAGAAATAGTACTCTCCAGTTGAAGGCTTACTGATTTGAACAGCATAGCTTGCGGTTCTATAGTCTGAAGAACTATATGAGTCTATGGTTGTCTTATTTTGTATTCCATTTACAACAAGATCATTATTGCCATCAAGACCCATAAGCGTTTCAATGCTTGCTGATGTATTTGACAATGTTGAAACTGATGATGACAGCTGGTTTATTTTGTATGTTAAAGAATCTGAATCTGTGGAGTTTGTTATACCAATAACATTTTCTAATGCTTCAATTGCATCATTAGCGTTAGCATGCTGTGCTGCATGGCCAACTAACTCATCTGTTGCAGATGGATTAGAAAGGTTATCTTTACTGTCTGGGAAATTGCTTGGCATAGTGCCTCCTAGCGATGTTGCATATATATATTATATCTTATAAAAATTTTATTACGCTTTAATAGCTAAAATTTGTATAGTTTTTTCTTGTATCTGTTCTTCAAGTAAATTTACTTTTTCAGCGTCTGGGCTATTCTTGGCAAGCTCAGCAATTTTTTCAATTTCAAATGTATATTTTTGATACTCTAAAGATCTTATTGTAGACTGCTTGATTGCTTCTTTTTCTGGTTCTGAGAGGTACTCGTAAGACATCTTTATCCTAATTGAGATAAGAGCTGAACGTATGTGTCTCGTTCAGCAATATGATTATCTAAAATTGATTGGTTTGATGGTTTTCCTTCTGGTGCCTCATTTTTCCATGGCTCAATTTCAGAAATCAAAAAATTTAATCTTTCTATTTTATCATTTAAAATTTCTTTTTGTTCATCTATTGTCATTTTATGCCCATCCTGTTGATAATGTTGAAGAGCTTCCATAGCCATTAGATGCTACAACATCTACCCATCTAGCCCATGTATTTGTTGCATCGTTTCTAGTAACTGTTACTGATCCGCCTGCTGGTATGGAGCCACCTGAACCAGTAGTTGAAGCATTTACTGTTCCGCCATTTGAATTAGAGAATTGAATTCCCCAAGAATAAGATGTGGCTGCGGATGATGATGTATTAGTAATTGTTAGAGTCCACTGATATTTATTATTTATAAATCCATCATAAGAATTTGAAACACTGATTGTTGGCGCTGAGCCCGTTACCACTGCCGACCATCTTGCAACCATTGTTATATCTCTTGATGGTGGATACCATGTTCCACCAGCACCTACGTAGTAATTCCAATCAAGTGCTGAAGTGTCATACCAGCCGTTAAATGTATATCCTGATCTAGTTGGTGCCCCTGGGGCTGTTGTTGCTCCCCCTGCGGTGTAAGTAGAAGTTCCTCCTCCTGAACCCCCGTTTGCATTATAGGTGGCAGTATAAGTTGTTACTGGGGCTACGTATGGGGTAGATACAACTGTATTTGATTTTACCCAGTCTGACCAACCGCCAGCATTATAAGCTCTACCAAATGCTGCAAATTGATCTGGTGTTCCAGATGCTTCGGAATCAGTAATTGTCCAATAAGCATTTTGTCCAGATCTTAAATCTACTTGGGTCCCAGAATTATAGTCTGGTGAAACTCCAGTAGCTTTTCTAATTTGAGTTTCATAAGCAGTTGGGCTACCAGTGCTAAATGATGTTGATCCAGTTATTTGTGTACGTGCCTGTACTGTTCCAGATGGAGTTAAGCTTGCAGATCCACCGCCTGGAACTGCGATTGCAATTAGGTTTCCGCTAGCTGATCCAGCAGTACCAGTTTTATTAGATGTCATAACAGATACTTGGATCCCATAGCCTTGACTTCCAGCAGCTGTTTTTGGATATACCGTAAAATAATTTCCTTCATTTCCATCTGCAATAGGCCATGTATAATTTGTTTGTGTAGATGGAACGTTTACTGTAGTTGTAATGTTATTGCCATATTTTACTATATCATAAGATGATGCACCTGACGCTGCGCTCCAATATATATAAACTTGTTTATTTGTATTTATTGGGGTTACTGAAACTGTTACTGAGCCTGCTGAACCAGACCCGCTATAATTTCCAGCCGATGTCGCTGATGTCGGGCTTACGGTTCCATTGTTGGTAGAAATGCTATAAACATTTGCATTTGAAGATGTTCCCCAAGAACCACTATAAGATAAATTACTTACGTTTATTGAAACTGATGGCTGGGATGGTGTTGCAGTCGAGTCATATGCAGACATAGAGGTTAAAATTGGTAATATGGTTAACCCTGAGCTTCCGCTTATCGTTGTGCTTCCTCTTGCATTTGTTGCTGTTATAGTTACACCCAAAATTTGATCAACATCAGATGCTGTTGCTGTATAAGTTTTTGATGTTGCCCCTGAAATATTTGTACTGCCACGTTTCCATTGATATGTATAAGATACTGGTGCGTATGCGGCATCCATATTCCAAGATGAATTTGCTTCAAATGTTGAACCGACTCCAGCATATACAGTTCCAGAATATACAAATGTTGGTCCACTTAACAACACTGGTGAGTTTGGATAAGCAAGTTGCCATCCATTATTATATACCCAACCCTTTACAGCAGAAAGCCAGCTGCTACCATTATGTATTTTTAATGATTTAGCTTCTTGCCAATTTGACCCATCATATATTTTCATCTATATCCTAGTATTGTATGTATATATCTCCAGCAACCATTCCTGATGATGGTAGTGTGCCAGTATTATTATAGAATGTTTTTGCTCCGCCTGAGATTGTTGCTGTAGATCCTAATGCCACTGAAGTTCCATTTATTGTGATTGTAGAATTAGCAAGTTTTGCATTAGTAATTGTTCCATCAGTAAAAGCTGAGGCTGGTATATTTGTTATGGTGTTGTTAGATCCAGATATTGTTTTATTTGTTAATGTCTGTGTCCATGACTCATTAATAATTTCTAGCGGGGTTCCGCCAATAGTCTTCTTATGATATAGTCTTCCTGTAGAAGAATCTACAGATATTTCTGCTGCTCCATTAGTTCCGTATCCAAGATAAAAAACATTTCCAACGTTATAAAGAGCATTTGCTGTTAGTGTTCCATCTATAACCCCGCCTGTTAGTGGCATATAGTCAGATAGATTTAAAGTAGACCAAGAAGCTGCTGTTCCATTTGTTGTTAAATATTTTCCAGAATTTCCTGTTTGTGATGGAAGCGCTGTGATTCCAGTTACTGTTGCTCCAGAAAAATCTACTGTTCCAGTAAATGTTGGAGAGAGTTTTGTAGCATAAGTTGAAGATGCTGTTGCAGTTGATAGCTTTGCATCTAAAGCTGTTTGCGTTGCTGTTGATATTGGTTTTCCTAAATCAGAAGTATTATCTACGCTTCCAAGTCCAACCATTGATTTTGTAATACCGCTTACTGTTCCAGTAAATGTTGGTGCATTAATTGGAGCATAAGTTGATGCTGCTAAAGATGAAGAAAGCTTAGTGCCAACTAAAGTAGTTAGTGTAGCTGCTGCAGATTCGTCAGCTGCCAATTGGTCTGCAAGTTCTTTAAGTGTATCTAATGAAGCTGGTGCACCGTTAACTAAATTTGCTATTGCAGACGTAATAGATGAATTAACATCTGAAGTCTTTGCAAATGTTTCAGAGATTACTGAATCTGAAATATGTCCAGTTGCAGCACTAATCTTTGGATATAGTATATCTGCATCTGCTTCTGTTAAATAAGCATCTAATGTATTACCCAAACTTGTTGATGTTAAAAAGTGTTGATTTGCATATGTCAATAAATCATCTGTTGCCTGATTTATATTAATATAAACATCAGTAAATCTTTGATTTGTTGCAGAAATTGCTCTTGCATCTGTAAAATATAGATTATTGGTTCCTTCTGATACATTATCAGTAGTTCCAGAAAAACTGGAACCTCCAGTACCATCTGCACCACGAGGTATTGTAAAGTTTAAAACTGCTGCAGATGTTGTTCCAGAATTTGTTACAGAAACTGATGTGCCAGGATTTCCAGTAGTAACAGATCCAATTGTTATTGTTGCTGCTGTGCCGTCGGCGCCATTAGTACCATTAGCTCCTGCTGCACCCGTGTCGCCCTTATCACCCTTTAAACCTTGTGGGCCAATGTCTCCTTTAGGAATAGAAAAATTAAATATTGGATTTTGAGATGTTCCAGAATTTGTAATTGAGGCTGAAGTACCTGGGGAACCAGTTGTAACGGTTCCAATTGTTATTGTAGAAGATCCGCCTCCAGAAGATAGACCAGAAACAGCAGCATTAATTGCTGTATTTCTGTTTGTTATTTCTGTTGAAATTGCTGTATTTATAGCATTATTTCTATTAGTTACTTCTGTTGAAATTTTTCCGTCTGTATAAGAATTTGCTGTAGCGACGGCTGATGCGATGGCTGCAGTATCTTTTGTATCTGCTGCTGCAGCTGCTGCTAATATTGCTTCTGATTTTGCTGTTGCAGATTTATTTGTTGCATCTGTGGATGCAGTATTTATTGCTTCTGATTTTGCTGTTGCAATTGCAGTGTTTCTGTTAGAAATTTCTGTGTTTATTGCGGTTGTTATAGATGCTGAAACTGCGTCTATGGCTCTTTGATTAGTAAAATATTTATTTGTAGAGCCTTCTGAAATTGAATTTGTTGTTAGTGCTGCAAGTGCAGCTGCGAGATCTGCTGTAACTGATAAAGAATCTGGGAGTTGTGAGGTAGGAATTTTACCAAGTGAGTTTAATGTTGCAACTCCATTTGCTTCACCAGGCTTTAATGCATATGATATAGTGGCATTCCATCTAGAACCGTTACCGATTTTAAACTTTAATGTATCTGTCTCTATACCTAGTTCACCAGGTAATAGTATTGGATTATTTGCAACCCAATTTGATGCGGTATCTCTTCTAAGCTGTATTCTTAATGCTGCCATTTTATGAACCTCCCGCATCGACAATTATACCATTGTTCTCTGCAGAACTTCCTCCTTCTAGAATTTCATCTTGTGCTACACCAACATTTCCACTTGGGTCTCCACCATCAAGTAGTGTTTGGTTTTCAAACGTCCCTCCATCATTTAATGATGAAGGATTTTGTCCATCGTATCCAATTACTAAAGGTAATACAAGATCGGGAGAATCTTCTGTATTAGTTTCTTTAAATGTAATTTTATTCTGAACATCAATTGTATGAACATCTCCATCAAATGTGTGTGTATGCATATAAAATGGAGTTGGATCTGTGCTTGGCGGGGTAAGCTCAACCCAGTCCATACCATTATATATTCTTAAATTCTTGCTTACTACATTGAAGTAAATATCTCCGACTGTGGCTATGTCTGGATTCTCCATAGATGTAAGAAGATTAAGTGCAACCTTCATTTGTCTGGACATTGTATTATCCTACAACTACTACTTTATATTCTCCAGCTGATGGTGCAATTGCAAAATCCACCGTTACTGTATTTGAGCTAGTTCTTTTAACATCTGCCTCAACTTGTGCAAATGGTGATGCAGCTTCAAAAATTTGAACTGTTACATCTGTAGTGCCTAGGTTGTGCGTAATTGTATATGAGGTTGCTGAAGCTCCGAGAGTTTCTGCATACTTTCTAGCAATTGCATGATAGCTTGAACCATCATTTGTTAGCGTCCATTTATCTGATGTTTCATTCCAAAGAATTTCAACATCTGTTTCTAATCCACGCTCTACTAAAATTCCAGCATCTGTTGTTGGAGCTCCAGTAAAATTGCTATTAAGCTTTACCTTATTATCTTCAATGTTAATCTGAGTAGTATTTACAGAATTAACAGTTCCAATAACATTAAGATTTCCGCCAACCTGCAAATTGCCAGTAATTTCTACGTTATCTGGTAGCCCAACAGTTACTGCTGCATTATGTCCACTATTTGGTGATACTGTAATCTCATTTGGGGTTCCAACAATAGTTGCAACATAATCACCAGTTGTTTGTTCGTCTAAATTAACATTTTTAATAGATACTGCGCCTGCTGAAACATTAAAATCTGTTGAAGCAAATGAAGCAACTCCCTTATTAGTTGTTGAAGCATCTTCACCAGAAATTGTGATTTCATTATTTGTTACAGTAACATCTATACCTTCACCGCCAGTTACAGTCAATCCTTCTGTAAGTAGTGATATTGATGTGTTTCCGCTATCTCCAGTAATTGAAAGCTCTGTTGCTACATCTACTTCTCCAGCTGCAGTCAATCTACCTTGCTGATCTACTGTAAATGTAGGGATTTTTGTTTGTGATCCGTATGCGCCTGCGTTTACTGCAGTATTATCTAAATCAATTGTTGTTATACCTGTTGAATCTACATATGTAGCAGTTAAACCAGTTCCGCCAGATATAGATGATCCTACTAGGTCTTGAATAACCTCTTGTGATGCAGACATTGGCATCCATGGACCATTAGGTGAACTAAGTCCATTGTAATAATACATAACATTGTCGCCACTGTTATAGTAAATTTGGCCGATGACTGGGTTAGATGGGGCTGAGCCCAAATTTTGAATTCTAGCATTTAATAGCTCATTTTTATTGAGATCAATGCTAACTAAAAACTTTTTTGCCATTTTCTTTCTCCCTTATGACAGATATGCTGTCCCTGAAAACGGTTGTGCCATAGTCAGTGTTAATATGTTTATACTATTATAGTCTATTCCAGTTTCTAATATATCCCCAGCACTTGATTTGACCGTTACGTTTGGATGGAAGCCAAGGTTATGTGTTATTGGGACTGAGTAAATCCCATCAACTGGTCCTACAATTTGTGCTAGTTCCCAAGAATGCGTTAATGATATTTGCTTATCTAGAATAAAACTTTTTGCAATATTCCATGTGTTTGTCTGGGTATCTTTAGGTCCCCAGAATCTTGTTGTATTTGTATCAAAATAAAAATCTCCAGGAACACCTAGGGCATTGTCTGGATTTCCTTCGCCACTAATAATGGTGCGTCCAGGAGCACCTGTTGATCTTACAACTACGAGTGGATTATTTTCGGTTACTATTAAACGTGTTGCCATTATACCGTTACCGACCTATTGAGCGTCATGTACCCTTCTAATAATCTTGTTTTATTGACACTTGGATCAACTATAACTAGGTCGTATGCAGATTTTGGATAAAACATCTTATTTGTTCTGTCAGCAGAAATAGAAATTTTAAGTTTTCCTTCTGTTGGACTAATATGTATACCATCTTGTTCTGTTAATGTAAAAGCTAGTTTTTTACCACCTTGGGTGTCTCTAACTTGCAATTTAGCTGTGTGGAAGTTTAATTGAATAGGGGATTCGTCTTCGTCCAAATACTGAACTTCGAATGTAAAAGTTGTATTTTGGTCTACTTCAAAATTTTTTTGTGCTGCCACATTTACCCCTAAATTAGAAAAGCCCTTATGCCAATTTTAGCATAAGGACGTTCCTAATTGACTATAACTTAAGGGTTACTTATTTGTAAATCCAAAGCTCTTATCATTTGGATTTAGGGCCTTCAAAATTACTGGTGCGATTGCTGCTATGCCACCCATTAAAAGATCCTTTGGATTTGTATTTCCAGTCATGTATAAAGCAATTGCTGCTGAAAGAAAAGCTCTTCCATAACTTGATAATGCTGAAAGAATTTGTTCCTGCATTGTTACCTTTCCATCTTTGTTTAAATCCGCTTTATCGAATTTAGCCATTTTATCGTCTCCTCGTGGGCGGGATGCCCAAGAATTTTGGTTTTACCCAATATTATAATTTTACCATTAAGCTGAAATATCTACAAGCTCACAATTTCCATCAGAACTACATGCAAGCGTAGCTGTTGGGGATGTTCCATCCTCTATCTCATAAAATGATAAATCTTCCCAGCGAATATTTTTAGGCATTTTTGCAACTAAAGCCTCGTACTCTTCTTTTGAAACTTCTTGATATGGAGCTTGTTTATAGGTGTGATCTGAGTGTGGTAGGAAAGAAATTCCAGACACTTCATCAAAGTTTTTATAGACCCAGGCTCCAACCTCCATCCATTCATCTTCTTTTACAGAAACTGTAATCGATGGCTTGTGTTCACACCATGCACGTTGATAAACTAACCATATATTTAAATGGTCAATAGCAGTTAAATCGTTTCTTACAATTGCACCTTCTGGAGCTTTTACTGGAAATGAAAATACATATGTGTCGTTTGGTTTCATGACATCGTCTTCAACTGGAATTCCGACTTCTTTTAAAAATGTAGAAATTGGATCTCCCTTAGATCCACGCACTGTGCGAATGTAATACTGTGAGTGCCAAGGATGCATTCCTGAAGAGACTCCGACTAACTGGGATACTGTTCCAGAAGGCTTTACACATGTAATAGCTGCAGACTCTGGGATTCCAATTTTTTTAGCTTCTTCTTTATTAATTTCTCTAGCTCTGTCACGCATAGACATCAAGAATGCTTCAAGTGCAATAATATCTTCTTTGCCAGACATAAATTTATGTCCAAATTGACCTGTAAGTGAAACCCCTAGCAGTCTTTCTTCTTCTGTGTTGTCTTTCCAAATTTTGCGAAGATATTTAAAATCTGTTAGCGTTGACTGCCATGTGCCAAGAATTGTAGCAAGCTCAACCTTGCGTTGTATATCTTTCTTTGTATCATTTTCACGTAATACGACTTCTGAAAGATTACAAAACTGATAAGGACGTAATATAATTTCTGAGCATGGGTTAGTTCCATAGTGTATATCTGGATCTCTTCTTCCAAATTTTGCTGCTTGGGCTTGAGCTGCGGCCACATTGTATATACCTCGTTCTCCAGATTTTGAGTCATATAAAGATTTCCATTCTGCAATAAACTGTTCCATTTCTGGTTTGCGAGAATACGCAACAGAATTATTTGACAAAGCTCTTTGCGGACTGGCTTCCCACCAGTTTCCAGATTTTGCCTGTGCCATTTCAATATCATTAATATTTGAAAGAGAAATCATCGCAGATCTTCTAACTCCACCTACAACAACAACTTCACCAATCTTACACATAATATCATGACATTCAATTGGCTTGAGGTTTCTTCCAGCTGCATTCTTAAATTTTGCAATAGTAAAATCAAAAAGATTTACAAGTGGTTGTGGTCCAGACGATCTTCCTCCCATCGTCTTAAGTCTTGCGCCTGCAGGACGAACTTTTGAAACATCAATTGCTGGAATGTGTCCTGTCCAAAGTAATGCAAGCAGCTCACGATATGCTTTTGCCCAACCTTGCTTTGAATCTTCTACAACAATTACTGTGTCTGATTTTTCAAGTTTTTCTGGGACAGCAGGAAGCTTGTTGATATATTTATATTCTACTGAAAAACCTACACCAGTTCCACACATTAATACATACATTGTTTCATCAAATGAACGTGGTGAATCAACTGGTAGAAAAGCACAGTTGTATCCAGCTACATTATCTCTTTCTAGTGCTGCTCCCGAAGTCATGACCGACCTCATGGATGGCATTACATTTCGTTCAAACACAAACTCTTTTAATTCCGCAACTAGCTTTTCATTTGGAATATAATTATGATTTGTTTTTAAATGATTAGTCATAAAATTAAAATATCGATCTACTGTTTCACCCCAAGTTTCTCTACGACCTTCTGCTTCTACCCATTTTGCATATCTAGATAAAGCAATAAAGTTTTCATAAGGGTTTGCAATAGTTTGTGACATTTATTATACGACCTTTTCTCCGCCTGGCGGTGCTAATTTTTGAATGAAGTCCTAGTGTATCAAACTTTTATTTAGTGGTCTAGGGGGTAAAAATATTTTTTCAAATATCATTATATGAGATATTGTTTTAGTTAACTAACTTGACAGTTGTTTATATTCAATGCTATTCTTATAGTTCGTTATCTCTAGAGGAGGAAATGCCAATGGAGAATATAAAACAACAGTTTAGCGATTTGGTTCGTGACTGGACAGTAATAACAATGGTAACATTGTTTTTATTTTCTGGATCACCAGCAAATGCTTTAACTGTAAAACCTTTAGTGAAAACTGAAGCCCAATTAAAGCAAGAAGTCTTAGATAGTTTTAGTAAAGTGATTTACAAGCCATCTGAGATGCTTACAGACGAAAAGTTAAAACTATTACTTGAGACTGTAGGGTTCGAAGGATTAGGCCTTAAGAAAGCTTGGTCAATAGCAAAGCGTGAATCTAATGGAAGACCGCTTGCATATAACGGGAATAGGAATACAGGAGACAGTTCTTACGGATTGTTTCAGATAAATATGATTGGAAATCTTGGTCCTGAAAGACTTGAGAAATTTAATCTACAGAGTAACAAGGAGTTATTCGACCCAGTAACAAACGCAGAGATAACGTACTATATGACCGATGGCGGAACTGATTGGTCAGCTTGGAAGGGTATGACCCCAAAAGCTAAGGAATTTTTATTAAAATTTCCGACAAAGTAAAGGAGATGGGATGAAGATACAATACGTATCAACTTACATCTCCATGTCAAGAGAAGGATTGGTTGAAAAGCTTTTATGCCCAGTAGACCAATCCATTCTTTTTTGTAATCAAGATTTAGAAGATAACATTTACCTATATTGTTTAGAGTGTGAATATAAGAGATCGGAAGGGCGTGGTTGAGGGAAAGGGGGAAGGTGGAGGGGGGGGGGGGGGAGGGGG